CAACCACTTCAAGCGTTGGGATTGGGTCTTGGACGAAATGATCTTTGCATTTGAATGTAAAGTAGATGACTCGTGGCAAGATGCATTTAGTTCAGGAGTGGCCGACCATCGAAGTGTGGCCTGTGAATGGGACGAGACCGGTAAGCCAACCCTATTCCGACTAGAAAATGGGCCCAATCATACTTATACTTGTGATTATGAGGGCATGCGACAGGTAGAAAAACGTATCCAAAACGGATTTGTGTTGTTTGGAAAATATTATCAAAATTTATGGGATTAATATGCGTGTAACTGTAATGAGTGATTTGCATCTGGATTTTGCAGATTTAACACTACCCGGCGGTGATGTTTTAATCCTGTCTGGAGATTTGTGTGAAGCTGGACTGATCAAGGAAGATATCTACAATCCCAACATGGTCATGTTGGAACATGAGCGTGCAGATCGCAGACCAGACCGAGCCTACCGATTCCTACTAGAAGAATGTAGTCGCAAGTATCGCGAAACCATCATGGTCATGGGCAATCACGAGCACTATGGATTCCGGTATCACAAAACCTACAATCATATCCGTAGTCAGTTGCCTACTAATATTCACTTGTTAGAAAATGAATCATATGAACTAGACGGAATTACCTTTCTAGGTGCAACTTTGTGGACTGATATGAATCGAGGTGATGAAATTACCTTGTGGCAAATGAAGTCAATGATGAATGACTATCGTCAGATTACTGCTAAAACCAATGGAAATTATTTTAGATTACAACCTGAACGTACTGTAGCCGACCATCATGCAACTATGGAGTATTTCCGTACATTCTTAGATGAGCGTACCAATACTGGACCGGTTGTGGTGGTTACACATCATAGTCCCAGTAAGTCGAGCACACACCCTCGTTATGCTGACGAGAAAATTATGAATGGTGCTTACTCAAGCGACTTAAGTGAATTTATACTTGATCACCCCGAAATCAAAATATGGACACATGGACATACTCATCACAATTTTGATTACCAAATTGGCGAGTGCCGTATTATTTGTAATCCACGTGGTTACAAAGGATATGAACAACAAGCCGAAGACTTCGACCCAACTATAGGATTTGACATTTAAGGAGCGTTTGTGGATTTATTAGTTGAATTTTTAGATTTCTTTTTAGAATTTATGTTTTGGTACTTTGTTGCAAATTGCGTCATTGACCTTATATTATGGCAACTTCATCGCAGTAATAACAAAGTACGCGAAGAAAATGAAAAATTAATAGAACAACTTAATAAATGCGTTCATGCTGTTAGTGAAGAAACACACGGGGATCAAAAATATTGGTTTGATAAAGATGACGATACGTTTCTTGCCCAAGGCAAGGACTATAAGGAAATTATTGAGCACTTAAAAACTCGTTTCCCTGATCATTTATTTTTATTAAATCAAGAACACATGTTAGTTGGCCCAGATTTTAAACTGGTGCCAATTAAAGGAAATTTGGAAATGTTGTCTAAGTTTAAAAATGGAATTATCTCAGGTTAAGGATCAATTAAGCATATGGTTGCAGGATTTTGTTGAAAAGCCACATCCTGCATTAGGCAATTGGGCTCCGTGCCCTTTTGCCCGTTCAGCCAGAATAAACAATCAAATTGAAATAATTTTTAGTAATGCCAAAGACTTATATACAGATGCTATAGATAATCTTCCACTGCTGGATCATAAAGAAGTTGTGATTATTTGCTTTGATCATAATATGATTGATCCTGTAACATTGCAAGAAACTGTTGGTTATATTAATCAAAGATTAATGCCAGTTAACTATGTGGCACTAGAAGATCATCCCGGTGCACCTGAATATATCAATGGTGTTCAAATGAATTTTGGTATATGCGGTCTTTTACTTGTGCAGAAATTAGATAAGTTAAATACTGCATCAACGCAATTAAAAGAAAAAGGTTACTATACCCATTGGAATCAGAAGGCAATGAATGATGTAGTAAATTGGCGCAATCAATGAAATACTGTAGAATCGATTTATCAAAAACTAATTACGCAACTATACCATATGGTCATTGGACATCAATTGTAGAGCGTGATGATAGAATTTCTCAACTAAACGAAATATACAAAAAATATTGTATATATAAAAAATTCGAAAGCGTTATGCCATTGTTTGAAAATGCGATAATGGACAAATACACAGATGTATTTACTTATTTTCCTAATGATAAATTGTCTGCGTTTAGTATGGTTAAAAAACATGATAGAACAAATGCAGAATCGCTACAATTTGCATGGGATTACTCGGACCCATCATTGAGATTAGGCATAGAAAGTTTAAAACATGAATGTGCTTATTATAAATCTATTGGATTTAAATATCTTTATTTAGGTGAAACAGCAGATTATAAATCAGAACTCAATGGTTATGAAATTTTAGGACCCATAAGTGTATAGTGTTTATCAACATTGGGATCCTCTGAAAGTCTGCATAGTAGGACGCAGTTATCCGCCAGAATTTTACGATTTTATCACCAATGTTCGTGTGCGTTCTGTTATGGAACGTATTGCACAAGAAACTGAAGAAGATTATCAAAAATTAATTAAATTGTTAGAATCGTTTGGTGTTAAAATTCTTAGACCAGACATAGCTGATCGTTTACACTATCTTGATCCTAACAACAAATATGTTCCGCCACCAATGGTTCCTCGGGATTATAGCATTATGTTGGGTAACGATTTTTATTTTAAAACAAATAGATTCAGCAAATGGGATATTCCAACTTGGGGCAAGGTTATAAATGCCATTAAACCAAATGTAAATTTAAAATTACACGGTGCAGATTTCCTAACTGATTTAAACTCAGCAACAAATACCCGAGTTGGCCGAGATATATACATTGGTACTGTAGAATACGGACAAGATATATCCGGAAACTTAATTGGAATGGAAGATCTGTATCCCAATTATAGATTTCATCGTGTTGATACTGGTGGACACAGTGATGGCACATTCTGTCCTGTGGTACCTGGACTTATTGTAAGCCTATTAGATATACCCAGTTATGCAGATACGTTTCCGGATTGGGAAGTAGTGTATTTGCCTGGGCAAAGTTGGGACAAGGTTAGACCATTTTTAAAACTTAAAAACAAAAATAAAGGCAAATGGTGGGTACCTGGCGAAGAACTTAATGATGAATTTACAGAATTTGTAGAATCATGGATAAACCATTGGGTTGGTTATGTTGAAGAAACAGTATTTGATGTAAACATGTTAGTCGTTGATCCAAAAAATGTAGTTTGTAGCAATTACAATAAACAGGTTTTTGATGCATTCGACAGATTTGGCATTACTGCACATGTTGTAAATTTCCGACACCGCTATTTTTGGGATGGCGGATTGCATTGTATTACTAGCGATGTACACAGGGAAGGCACTTTATGTGATTATTTTCCCACTCGCGGTTGACCAATAAAACATTTTATCATATACTAATAACTATGACAATGCACCTAGCCCATCCTGCCCTTAGTACCACCGGCAAAAAACGTGGTAAAGTTAAGTTTGCTTCTGCGGAAGCGAAACGCAAACACGAACAACTTGATCAAGAATGGAAAGAATTGCTCAAACGACAAGGTGTTGAGCAAGAACAAAAGCGTCAGCGGCGTGCAATGTCTGCTGAGCCACTTTCTTATAAATTGTCTGCTCCAATCGGTCGCGGAAATACAAATCATATACCTAGTTTAAATTCTGGTGCAGGAGTAGCCTCACTTGCACCGGCTAAAGTCTACACAGGCACAAAAGTTATGGGCATTGCCACAATGCACAAATCTAATGCTGTACCTGTGTTCAGTGATGAAGAAGCAGTTGAGATAAGTAAAATGCGACGTTAAGAAAGGAACGCAAAACACATATATGAGCAAAGAAGATCTTATTAGGATGGCAGGTAAAGTAGAGGAAGTCCTGCCAAACGCAATGTTTAGAGTAGTTTTAGAAAACGAACATAGAATTACTGCCACAATCGGCGGCAGACTTAGACAAAATAATATACGTATATTAATGGGCGATGATGTAGAAGTTGAAATGAGCCCTTATGACATGAATAGAGGTCGTGTAGTATATCGTAATAAATAATATTATGAACGATATACGCAACACCATAGACCTATTAGAAGCAAAAAGTCGAGTTGAACTAGAGCAAATTACTTTGCCCTATGCTCACACAGCACTTGCTCCTGTTATGAGCACAGCCACAGTAGATTATCATTACGGTAAACTATACAAAGCCTATGTCGACAAATACAACAAAGGTGAAGGCGATCCTGCTTTTAATGAAGCTGGTGCATATCTGCACAGTATTTGGTTTAGCCAGTTTCGTAGTCCGGGCACACGTCAGCCCAAAGGGCAAATACTTGCGCTGATTGAACGCAACCATAAAAACTTTGTGGACTTTAAAGAAAAGTTCAAAGAAGAAGCAATGAAATTGCAAGGTAGCAACTGGATTTATCTAAGTAAAAGTGGTCAAATTAAAACTATACATAATCATGCTAAACGTACAGACATTGCATTATTAGTCGACATGTGGGAACATGCGTTTAATTTAGATTATCATGCAGATAAAGAAAAATATTTAAACAATATCTGGCGTATCATGGATTGGGACGCTATTAATAGAAGATTATGATAACATTAACTGATACAGCAATAGATAAAATAAAAGAAATAGTAGCAGAAGAAAATAACCCAAATTTAAAACTACGTGTATTTGTACAAGGTGGTGGTTGTTCAGGTATGCAATATGGGTTTACTCTAGATGAAGATGTCAACGAAGATGACTTTGATTTAGAGTTTAGTAGTATAAAAGTTCTAATAGATTCAATGAGCGGACAATATCTGCAAGGCGCAACCATTGACTATAAAGACGATATCTATGGGGCTAGTTTTAGCATAAGCAACCCCAATGCACAAACCACATGCGGATGCGGAAGCAGTTTCAGCCCATACTAGTATAATCTAAATCCGCTAAATAAGCATATATAAGGATTAGAGATATGGCTTATTGGCAAAATAGTGGTATTACTAGCATTTTCACTGGTACAAATGCAAATGATGGTACCGGCGACAACATTCGAACTGGTTTTATAAAAGTTGATAATAACTTCGCTAATTTGTCAGCGTACATTGGCGGAACGCAAGTTGATTTTTTAAATTCAAATATTGCAACGTTATTGGTAACAACTGCAAATGTAAATACTCTAAATGTAAACACAGCTAATTTTACTCAAGGTATTTCATTAACTGGCAATATAAACACTGGCAATTTAATATCTTCGTATGGTGTATATTCAAGCCGCGCAACAACAGGAACATTAATTGCTACCACAGCAAGCGTTTCTAGTTCAATAAATGCACTTGGCGGAATTAGCACTGGTGCATCAATTGTACCAACTGCTAACGTATCATATGATCTAGGTAGTCCAACTAACTATTTTAGAAATGTTTATTCGCAAGGTCTAATACAAGTTAATACCATTACTGTGCAATCTGCAGCCAGTATCTACGAATTGCAGGCAAATGTTTTGGTTGGTAGTCAACAGGACATCGGTATTTTAGGCAAATACAATCTCGGTGTTAGCGGTGCAAGTGGAAACAACTATTCATTCTTTGGTTGGCAAAATCAATCAAATAGTTTTGTATTTTTATCTGGTATTACCAGTGACCCAACTGCCGGCAATAGTATTGTAGTTGGCGGCACATATGGTAATGTACACTTTGGTAGTCAACTTATTAGCAATGCAACTTCTGCAACCAGCACCACAACAGGTGCGTTACAAGTAGTAGGTGGTGTTGGTGTA